CAGCAGCCTTAATGGAAAAACCTACCGATTATACACCGATATTACTTAATTGTAAGACTGAATTTATTGTTAAAAATTTAGATAACAACAGCCAAAGTCAAGGTGTTAGACCTATAAATAACATTTCCAATAATGGTGTTGCAGATTATGTGTTATTTACCGATGCATTTGATGCACAATATTGGGAAGGTAAGTTTAAATGGATTTATTTAACATACAATGATTTAACGGATGAAGAAATTCAACAAGTAATTGAGTTTAATAATCAATAAATATACATAATTAATGGATAAATATATAATTATTTATCCATTTTTTATTTATTTAATATGTTTAAATAAAAATTAATATGGGAAGACCTAAAGGTAGTTTAAACAAACCTAAAACAAACAAATATGAAGTATCAAGAAAAAATGATACAGTGGTGTTGAAAATAAACATGGAGAAACAGATTGCAGGTGCTCCATTGACAAGAGATTCAAACAGGGGTTGGATTAATTTCGGGGAACGAAACATGTACCCTCTCGATTTGTCAACTCTCTATTATAATTCAATAATTCATAAAGCATGTGTTGATTTTGCAGTAACAGCTATTATCGGAGAAGGTATTGATTATGAAGCAATGTCTATTAATAATTCTGAAATAGTACCTAACTATGGGGAAACTTGGGATATATTCTTGGAAAAACTATGTTTGGACTATGTATTGTATGGCAGTTATGCATTCCAAATCATTAAGAATAAGGACGGTAAAACCTATTCATATTATCATGAACCGATAAGCAATGTAAGATGTGAACCTAAAGACGAAGACGGTGTAATAAAGAATTATTACATTTCAAGCGATTGGAGCAACATATCAAAATACCCTCCAATAAAATTACCAAGATTCGGATTCCAAGATGACGAGGATATAAAGAGCGGTCAGTCATATCTATTTGTTTATGAATCATATTCTCCTGATATGGAGTATTATTATAGTCCTAATTATGTCGGTGCATTGAAAGCGATTCAAACTGAAATAGAATTGATAAGATTTGATTTGAGAGCTGTATTGAACAATTTCTCAGCTTCAGGTGTATTGGCTTTAAACAGAATTGAAGATGACAATGAGAGGAGAATGGTACTTGACAATATCCAAGCCATGTTTACTGGCTCTGATGCCGCAAATTCATTGATGATTACATTCAAAAACAATGATGATGATGTGCCAGTGTCGTTCACAAAAATTGACAAGGATGTCAATAATGTTGATTTGTTCAATGCTTCCAATAATAGAAATATTGATAGGATTGTTGCTGCACATAGAATACCTTCAAAACAATTGATAGGTATGGAAGCTGACAGTGCAATGTTAGGTGGTGAAGGTAATCTTATATCAGTTGCTTATAACTTATATAATAAGACAATTGCAAGAAAACAGAGAGCAGTGATTGTGAATACTATTAATAGAATGTTGAAACTAAATGGTATTGATACTAAGATAGTATTAAAACCATTAACATTCAATGTATTGACACCAGATAAGATTGTTGAAAATATTGACACTATCAATGAAGATAAGAATGTTACTGACACTTCTAATATAGAGGAAAAAAGAACTAATGATAATATGAATGGCACTGTTTAGCCGCAGTGCCATTTAAAAATAAAATTTTTATATTTAATTGTATTAACCCATTTATTTCTATTTTTCCTGAAAGTACCACCATTACAACAATCAATAACTTTACTTTTGCTTTTTAAATTGTATTTCCTACAACATTCAGATATACTTGGTAAAGTTTCAATGAATTCATTATTTAAATTATAAACATCTACTTTATATGAATATTTTTCATAATTAATAAAATGTTTACTTCTTTTAATAAGACAATTTCCATAATTCACATTATATTTTTGTGTACACCATTCGAGATTATCTACATGATTATTGGAAGGGTTTTCATCTTTGTGATTGATGTATGGCAAATTATCAGGACTTGGAATAAATGCTTCAGCAACTAATCTATGAACTCTATAAGTATTATTTTGACCTAATGTAACATATACATACTTATTCTTATTAGTGTAAGTTTTAAGCAACTTTACAATATTTGTTTTATTGTAATTAAGGCTTCTCACATTACCAAGATTACTTACTTGGTATTTGCCTTCATATTCTTTTATATCTTTCCAAATTTCATACATAATATATTATTTATTGTTATACACAAAGGTACAAAGAATATGTCTATTATAAAAATAAAAACTATTAAAAAATATTAAATATGGCTGATATTAAACCAACAGTACCGATTGTTCAAATTCCTATCATGATAAATGAAGAATATTTCAAATCATATAGTCCTATTCCAAAAAACTATAATTGGGATGAGATAAAACCATTCATTCATACAGCAGAAAAAATATGGATTGAACCTATACTTGGAACACCCCTTTATGAAGAGATATTGGAACAAGTTAATATTAATGAAGTAACACCTGAAAATAGCACTTTGTTACTTCAAATATATCCTTATCTTTCAATGTGCGCAGTATATGAAAGTTTGCCTTTCATTATATTTCATGTGAGCGAGGTTGGAATTACAAAAGGCAAATCAGATAATTCAGACAGTCTTTCATCAAAAGATACAAATTATATTAATTCACATATAAAGGCGCAAATTGAAGTATGCAAGACATTGTTAAAAAAATTCCTTAACGAACATTCAGATACATATCCTTTGTATAGACCAGACGATTGTGGAAGTTGTTCAAGTGAAAGCATATGTGAAGATTATTTTTGGATTGTAGATTATTATAATGGCGGATATATGGAACATGATTGGATATATTATGTTGCATTGTCAGAACAGCAAAGAAAGAAACCCAATCCAAACCTTCAATTATATACTACCAGAAGACCTTATATTGGAAGAAGATAAAAGAATAAAGCCCTCCTGTTTCACAACAAGGGGGCTTTTTAAGTAATTAAATAACTAATTTAAAACAAAAAATTTCAACATAATGAAAGATAAACATTTATTTTCACAAACCATGTTTATTATATTTTTATCAAAAAAAAAAAACAAAATTCCATAAAAGAATTATATATAAAAAAATGATTGGAAGGTTTAGGATAGTTAAAAATATATTATGAGTAATTTAAAAAAGAATTAACCTTCCAATCAAACACTATGTAAAACTAAATAAAAACTTTAATTAAAAATGAAATATTTACAATGCAAATATACAACTTATGTCTTTATAAGACAACACATTAAACATGTTCTTCAACATATAATTTGATAATAATATAATCACCATGTTCTTTATTTTCAGTTGTCAATTTATGTTGATGTTTCAGATTTTGGCTTTCAAACATAAGAGTTATTGTGTTGCTTAATCTCTCGATATTGATACTTTCAATGTTATCTAAAGCAATAAATATTGTACATGCTTTTCCAATTCTGAACATAATATTTTCCATTTTTCTTATAATGTCACTTACTGTAACATCATAAGGTTTGCACATATTGATATTTTCAATTCCATCATAGGGAATGGTCAACCAAACATCCTCTTTATAATCAATAGTTGAAATCATATTCTTATTCTATACTTTTAGTTTAGTTCCTAATTTGAAATCTTCCTTTAAATTCAGGTGCATATTCACTGATAAGTTCCTTCAAATCTTTAATGTCACTCCCAATATAACTTGAAAATCTTATCTTGGAAGCTCTTTTACCCATTGTATCTTCCATTCTAAAATATTCAATTACTTTCTTTTTAAGCCATATTTGAATCTCATCATTGATTTCATTATAGTCATAATTTGGATTAATATATTTTTCAATTTTATCTGTATCAATTTCATAATAATCATTGTATTTAATAATTAATTTATGACTTCTAATCTCTTTGTTTATTGATACAATAGCACCAGGAATAACTTTTCCAACAAGCCATTTCAAGATGAACTTATTGTATTTTGATGCTAATCCTAAATTGGTTTCAAATGTGAACTTATCACTTCGTTCAATTTCATATTCAACCAATGAATGACAGAAGCTATTAATTACATTCTCAAAAATTTTTAATTCGTTCTTTAAATCTTTCATAAATTCTTGTTTTTTTAATTTGTTAATTGATTACTTTTTTTTTTAATCACACTGCAAAGATAAGTGATTATTTTCAATCCACCAAATTTTTAATGTTAATTGATGTTAATAATTGAATACCGCATTTCTGACACAGATAAATAAAAGGTATTGCCTTAACTATCTTTTCAATTGTATTGAAATCTCCTTCACTAACACTAGATAACACTATCTTCGGGTCACTGTTAATAAATATTTGGAAACAATAATTATTTCCCTTTACTGTGTAAATTTTACTTTCTTTTTCATTGAAATTGGAATAGGCTTTATACAACCTGTTCACAATTTCCAAAATTGTTTCTCTATCCATAATCTATAATATGCTTTATTTATTATACCATTTGCGATTTTAGACACTTTCTCCCTTCAAGGGTACTCTTGTATTACCTTGATTAAAAAAGTCATTAAAAAGACTTATTTCATCTTCACTCACTTGAAGTTTTTTCAACATCTTCATTACACACTTTTCATTGGAACAGCACCAAGCCCACAATCCAAATTCATTATCACCTGGATATCTATACTCTTTTTTACCAGTACTCACCCATTTCCCATCTTGGAATATACTTTTAGTCATCAACTTTTTCTTGAATACTTCATAGTATTTATCACCATAAGCAATGACTTCATACATAAAGAAGCTGGAAGTTTCCAATACTTGTTTGAACTTCCTGTTCCACTTAATAAATTCTTTTTCCATACCTGTATTCGATTTTTTTAATTTTAATCACTAACTTGATAGTTTCCCTTACTTGAAGGCAGATAATTGAAATATGGCAAACTGTTCATAAAATTTCAGTGTCTTACAGCCATAGTATCAATCCTGTTATAGAAAACAACTTGGAAATTGATAGAATCAGCGGAAACATGATGTCTTTTTCAGGTGTATAGTTCACACTATATCTTTCAATAAGCTGAATGATGTTAACAAGTGCAAGCAATGCAATAGTTCCAATCACAAGCCAAGTTGAAATGAGGAACATGTATTTCCCAATAACCCAATAAATTTCCATGTTGTCCAATCCCCACTTCAATAAATATTGGTTCAAAGCAAAAAGTGCTGAACAAAACATCAGTTGTTTACTGCAATTTATCAATTCACCTTTCATGTTATTTTCCTTTCAGTTTTAATTTGATGATGCAAAGGAAAGTACTTTCTTGGTAATTACCAAATCTTTTTAGTTAATTGATGTTAATGGGGAGAGGGGGTGAGCGGAACTTGGGGGTGAGGGGTAAGCCCTCAATTTAGGTTGGAGTTTATTTTTATTTTTTAATAACAACTATGTCATTACATTGTTAGTGAAATACAATTCAGTTTAAGATTTATTTTTTCCATTTATTTCGTTCCTCAATAAATTTCAAAAATAAAATAGTTTAGTTCCAATATCTGTTGGATTACAAACCTTAAATATTGGAAGGTCTACCTTCCACAGGGTTTGTTATTTAATCTATTCCAATTAAATTTTTAAAAGAAATAAATTAAAATAATTACAAGATATTGGATTATAAACCTTAAATATGGAGCTTCAGCTCCCTTTGGTTTATAATATCTGTTTTACATAAGGAGCGAAGCGGATTTGATGGTTTTATAACTTTTTTAAAAAACATGTTGTAAAACATATAAAAAAATTTGCATTTCTCGATTTTTTATGTATATATAATAATATATTAATTATATAATATTAAATATATTATACTAGTAATGTTATAATATAACTAGTATTAAACTAATAATGTTATTATCTAATATAAAATAATATTAATTTAAATAATATAAATTTATTTGTTTTATATTAAATTTTCTTTTTGTTACTTTTTCTTTTAAAAAAATCATTACATGTTTAAAAAGCTGCTCATTCCAACATTTTTTACCTCATTCCAAGTTATATTTGAAATTCATGCCATATAAGGCGATTTTAGACACTTTCTCAATTCAGTTGATACTTTCCCTTACCAAAGGGTAGAAAATTGAAAATAGAGCAAATGTAATAGCTTAAATCGCATGTATTGGTTCATGATGTATCATGCTATTCCAATATACTCTCTAAAACGCATTCTTTTTGATAATATAAAGAAAAACTATTCCAAGTAATACATTGCCTTGCTTTGGAATATATTCTTCAAAACATATCGCTTAAAATGCGTCATTCATTCAAGTGTAGTTACATAACAATCCAATACACCTCGAATTTCAATACATAGAAGCTCAAATTTCAATTTTCTCCCTTCGGATGATAGTTTCCCTTATTCAATAGCAGAAAATGTCTAAAATCGCATTATATTAACTAATCCTTGTATTTGAAAATAAAACCACCTGCTGTTTTAAGATTTCCATCACAACAAAACATTATGTTTGGATGACCTATACCAGTTTTTTTGAATGCTTCAAATATTGAATCAAATTCATTAATTTTATTCATTTTTAAATCATATTGAACTACTGGTCTATCAAATGGACTTGATTTTCTTTCTGTTTCCAAATTGTTGTTATTTGTTGATGCATATTTCTCACTCTTCAACATTGCTATTTCTTCCCATAATTCATCTAGTTCTTTTCTAAAATCGTCATAATACATAAATATTCACTTTTTTAGTTGATTAATAATTATTTTTAAATTCACTATGCAAATGTAAATGTTTGTTTTTACAAATACAAATATTTTTATATGTTTCAAAACATATAAAATAATTCATTGAAGGTCTTGACTTTTCAAAGAAATCTATTATATTATAAATAGAAAATTAAAAAATACATGAACGAAGAATACATTGAATTTATTGGAAAAAATGTTCCTTCCAAGAAAAATAGTAAAATAATAACCAGAAACAAACGAATAATCTCTTCCAAGTTGACGAGGGAATATGAACAATGGGTTGCTCCATTGATGCAGTCAAACCTCAAAGAATGGAAAAAAATAACATCTGGCAAGACATATCCTTTCAAGGTTGGGTTTTATTTCTATCGGGATTCAAGGAGAAAATGGGACTTTGTAAACATTATTCAGACGATAGCTGATGTGATGCAGGATTATCAATATATAATTGACGATGACACGAAACATTTCATTCCAATATATCTGGGGGAAGAATTAGCAAAAAAAGAAAAAAGTGGTTTTAAAATGAAACTTTTGTAATTTAACAGATATTTATAATTGTAAAGATAAGTTAAAGATATGAATGAAGTACAGACAGCACATGGATTGATTAATCATTTTATCAATTTATATAGGCAAGGAAAATTTACAAAGGAACAAATGAAAGTTGAATTGGATTTTCAAAAGAGAAATTATCCAACAATGTATGAGGAGAGTTTAAGAATAATTAACAATATGAAAAATAAAAATGGTACAAATTAATTTATATACAGCATTAAGAATTGTAGAATTACTGAAAAATTTGAACTACAGCGAAGTTTCTTTAACAATTGCAGAGTTACAGGAAGCTATCAATAACCCAGTACAAGGAACGAATAGTTCAACATATAACGGTTTGATTTATACAGATGACATGGATTCAGTTGAAGAAGATGACAAAAAGTTAAATAATAAAAAAACAGAATTGGTTTGAAATGAAAAAAGACATAAATAAAAACATTGAAAAGTTCCTTCAAGCGGTTTTTGGCATCCATGAGGATACACTAGATAATGTCATGTATTACAAGAGAATGTTTGACAAACATAACAGATATAAAGTAATAATCGGGAGTTTACCAAATAATTTCTCAACCAGTCTTATATTGGATTCAATATACTGTACAGACTTGGAAGAGATTGTTCATATTGTCAAGAAAGTATGTTAGTTACAATATTTTTTATATGGCTGTTCATTTTATTCTATGATGACGCCATGAATGGTTTAAAAAGTATATTCCAAGACATATTGTTAGGGCTTACTTATTTGATAGCTGGAATAATAAGAATGATAATTTATATAAAAAATAAATGGAAATCAGTGAAATGAAAGTAAAGGGGAAAAATAATAGAATGTACACTGTGCACGTTGTTGCCAATCAAAGCAGACTATATGAAGGATACAGTGACTTGTTGAAAAAATATAATGGATATGTTGTAAAATCTTTATATGATTTAAAAAACATTAATAATAAGACGATATTCTACATAATCGAAACTAATGTTTATTATGTGGTGACTCACAAAACGATTAATGAATGTATGTCAGAATTATTGGAAAAATATAATGGCAGATAATTTTTTTAACATTTGTGAAAGAGTAGATGACAGATATTTCAAATGTTTCAATGACAAGGTTAAATGGTTCAATGAGATAAACAGAAATGATGATTTGAACAGAATAGACTGGACATGTATTAACAGGACTGGAACAACCACTAATTGTGAATTGAAATTAAGGGACAACCATATAAACCAGTATGATGACGTTTATATTGAAGTGGATAAGTACAAGCATTTGATGAGGCGATGGGAAGAACATAAAGAAATTCCATTATATATAAATTTCTTTCAAGATGAAAAACATGTTGCTGTTTGGGATTTAAGGAAAGTTAACAAAATGAATTTTTATCCATTTGCAAAAATTTATAACAAAGGGAAAAAGAGGTGGGAACAGGTTGAAAGATATGGTTTAGCTCCAAGGGATTCGATGTTCTACATATATGACAATAATGAAGACAAATACATAAGACAGTGGCAGGAAGATTGTCAGAAATAGAGAAGTCAAAACCGATAGACCCTGCTAAAAAAGAAATCGCTGACAAATGGTTGAATTATATCAATTCGATATATGTTGAATATAAGAACAAATTTGAACAATATTGCAATTCTGTAAAGAAAAAATTTGACGAGGATGTTTATTCTGAAACAATAATTAATTGTTATGAATCAATATGTAGAAACAGTCTTAAAGACTTATCTGAACAGGGCATGAAAAATTATTTTTTCCAATCGTTTAAAATGAATATAGTCAGAAACAATACATATGCAAGGGAGATTAAAAGAACCTACAACGTTGACATCACTGAAGCACATGAAGAGTTCCTGTTAAAAAACGAACCATTGGTGTTGAAAATAAAAAGGCAAATGCTGAATGATTTTACAGTGATTTATATATTATCCCAAGTGGAAAATAATTTTGATATGGTAAGTTTTTTCTGTTTCCGCCTAAAGCATCTGATACCAAAAATGACATATCAGAGATTAAGGGATATAACAAACATTAACGATTGCAAGAGAAGGGTCACAAAAATAAACAAATGGATTAGGGATAATATAAACAAACAGGAAGTCTATAAGGAATTTATCAAAGTTTATCCACAATTTGAATAATAATATGTTTAATAAAAAATAGAATAAATTATGTTATTTTTTACAATATTTTTATTTTGGCTTATTTTCATAACAGTATTTTATGGAGTATGGTATCTGTTGGAGAATTATTATCCAAAGACGTTCAGTTGTTTTGATTTGAAACCATTCAATTGTAGAAAGTGTCTTACAACGTGGTCTATGCTTGCTGTCTATGTAAGCTTTGGTCTATTATTGAATAACTATGTGTTTATGGTCTGCGGTATTGTAATATCAATATTGGCTGGCTTGGCACTATATATAGATGAAAAAAATAGATTTAAAATATGATATTAAGTGATGAAGATATAGAATTTATTAATTGGGCTTCAGGAGTAATAAACAAAGGAAATTATCCAAGCTCACAGGCAATTACAGACTGTTACAACCGTTGTTTTGCCGACCGTCTAAAGAAACCTTTAAACAATACCTCTTGTGGCAGTTGCATCCGTCAGAGGGTATTTGAATTGAAAAGGGATATGGATATTGAGTTAAGTAAAGTTAATAAGATATTAGAACAATCTGAAGAAAAACCTGTTAACCAGACAGGTGAAATAAGTTAAATAATATAAATAGGCTTTTGATGTTTTAACTTATTTTTTGATAATCAAAAAAAAAAAGAGAAATGACCTGACAGTTTGTGAAAATAGTCAGGTTTTATTTTTTAATATGTTTATTTAAAATAAATTAAGATAAATTATGGCAATGACATTTGAAAGAGCTGAAAAAATAAATCAGCTATGGGTTGACGTTATCAACGGATATTCAAAATATGAATTAATGAGACGTTTAGAAACAGATTATTATAATTGGGGGTCTGACAAATGGTCTATGTCTCAAAGATATAAATATTTAAGAGAAGCTTATGATAAATGTGAGGTAGAATTTGCTGAGGAACGAAAAAAACAAAGGGAACTGATGTATGACAGGTATCTATCTATTTACCAGGATGCTGTCGATGCAAGAGATAGAAAAAGTGCAGTGAATGTGTTAGATTCACTAAGTAAACTAATGGGATTGAATGAACCAGATAAGGTTGACATTAAACAGGATGTAAACGTGTCAGTTGATTTCAATATTAATAATGATGGAGAAAAAGAATAATGGAGATAAAGTTAAATTTTAAAATCAATTTAACAGAACCTCAGAAAGAGCTTTACAGTGCTGTAAAGAACAAGCACAATAAATATATATTGGCTAATTTTTCAAGACAGCAAGGTAAGACAACAATCATCATGTGCATAATAATTGAATATTTATGCAAGAAAAAATTAAATATAGCATATGTGTCTCCAACCCTTAAACTTTCAAAAAAAGTATTTAAAGAACTTAAACAGCTGCTTGACGGAACAGGGTTGATAGCCTCATCGAATGCGACAGACCTTATTATAACATCAATAACAGGCAGTACACTTAACTTCTATTCATCGGAACAGGCTGATTCAATTCGTGGTGTCTCAAATGATATATTAGTTATTGATGAGGCTGCCTTCTTGAATGAGGGTACAGACGGGAACAACATATGGTGGAATATTCTTTTTCCAACGATTAAAGTTAGAGGTAAGAAAATAATAATGATTTCAACGCCTAATGGAAAAACAGGTTTCTGGTATGAATTGATTCAAAAATCCCTACAAGGAGAAAGAGGCTACCGTTATATAAAGAAAACGATATATGACGATTCCTTAATTGATAAAAAGGAACTGGAAAGATTGAAAAAGGATTATCCTGAATTGGCTTTCAGGCAGGAGTTCTTATGTGAATTCTTGGACGATGCCCTTACTGCACTACCAGGTTATACAGAACAGTTCATAGACTATGAATTCAAACAAACTAAAACGTGGATAGGTGTTGACTTGTCAGCCAATGGTTCTGACAATACAGTGGTAAGTGTCATCAACGATTCAGGTCACACTATCCAATATTTAATAAAGGGAACGTTGGACAATAAATATAAGAAAATAGCTGAAATAATAAACAATACAAACAATCTTATAGGAGGTTATATTGAACAGAACGGAATCGGTGAACCAATGTTAAATGAAATCATGAAGCTTATCAAACAGAATAAAAGAGATAAGATTAAATATTGGTTGACCACCAATGATTCAAAACAGGATGCAATAAATTTGCTTTCTCTTGACATATCAAATAAGAATATATGGTTCAATAAAGATAACATGATGTTATATTCAGAAATGGGAGTCTTTATTTATAAATTATCAAAGACCAGAAAAGTTATATATGAGGCTAAAGCAGGCTTCCATGATGACCATGTGATGTCTATGGCATTGGCTAATATGGCAAGAAATGATTTCAAAAACTATGGTGGCGAAAATTATGTCTTCATAAAGACAAGGAAATCTGAAATATAAAAACAATATGTTTAATTAAAATTAAATGATTTATGGCGAGACCTAAAAAGATAGTTGTAAAAGATTTTGGAAACTTTATCGTTCCTGAAAAATGGGAGGATATTAATCTGAAACAGTTCCAAAAAATAATGAAACTATATGAGAATACAGACAACAAACCTGACTTGATAGACCTTATATCAATTTTAACAGATAAGGACAAGGAAGAGATAAAGCAGCTTCCTATGGATTTCATTGACAAGATAATGGTAAGGTTATTATTTCTTAACGACCCCATCAAATGTAGCGATTCCAATAATATTACAATTGATGGGGAAGAATATATAATCAACCATATGGAACAGCTGAAGTTCATGGAATATGTCGATGTGAATACATTGCTTGACCATGACAGGTTGAACTATGCTGGTATCCTTTCAATATTGTGTAGAAAAAAAGACGAAGAGTATAATGATGAATATATCTCAAATATTTTACCAAAAAGATTGGAAATGTTTGAGAATCAACCTGTCACAAATATAATGCCACTTATAGGTTTTTTTTTACTCTTGTCAAACTCATTCGAGACACGTTTAAAGTCGTCTTTGACGGAAGAAAAATTTCAAATAAACCTGTTGCTGAAGGATATAGAAAGTTCACTCAAAAATATGGGTTTCAGAAAATACTCTATGATTTATCAAATGATTCGCTTGAAAAAGTTGAAAAGATTGGTAAAAAATATTTAACGTCAGTTTTATTTTATCTTACATACCTGAAAGACAAGAGTATGGCTGAAATGGAACAGGATGCATTGGAAGAACAAATAAGAAAAACAAGAAGATAAAAAATGTTAAAGCAATTAATAGAATATATAGGTAACACTGCATTGAAACATGTGGCAGTAAAACAGTTCAAATATCAGAAAAGAATAATGATTAACCAGCAGAATAATAATGGCTACATTCAATTCATTATCGAGACTGACCCATATTTCCAATTATTAAGAAGTGTTAATTTATTTACAATGACAATCAATATTGACATATTGGCTTTCCCTACACCTGAATATACTGTATTGGATTGTCAGAATGATTGTTTCACAGTCGGGAATGAAGTGTTGCATTATATTGACAATGATGACTTGTTCATGGGACAACTAAGTGTATGGGATTATTCATTTATATCATTGGAAAATTTCACTGATGACAATGCAGCAGGACAGAGGCTTACATTGGAATTGGTAATACCAGACCCTATTAATCTTTGTACATATATGGATAATTTCAACGAGGATAACATGCAGGTTGAGGCTGACGATTCAATCAATTTGGAGACAGCTTATCCACCATCCAAATCAAATGAATTGATATTGAATCCTATTAAATTACCGACTAAAAAAGACAAGAAATGACTTTAGATACTGAAAGAATATTGCAGGCAATAGCCAATGATATATTGATAATAGTCAAGGCTGTGTTTGCTGACAATGACATATCAGAGAATATAAAGGTACATAAGAATACATTGGTAAATTCTCATATTGATAAAGATACAATTGTCAATTTAAGAAACGAAAACAATCCGATGATTGACATTATTCTTAATCAATATATAGAATACATTGAAAGGGGACGAGAGCGATGGCACACCCCTAAAGTACCTTGGGACGCATTAAGGGATTGGGCAAGGGAGAAGATAGGAAAGGCGGACAATACAACACTTTATTTTGTCCAGAAATCCATATATGAGAAAGGAATCAGACCAAGACCTATACTGCACTATGTGTTCGAGGAGATAGACAAGAAATGGAATAATAATTGGACTGACGATTTATTCCAATCAATAATAAAAGATTTAATTAGTTTTTTTAACAAATGAAAATAACATTAAACGGATTGGATAATCCTTCAAATATAATTACATTATCCGATTGTCCTACTATATTGACAATTGACGACAGTGGGTATGGTGATAAGGCTATGTTGACAATTGAAGTATCTAATCTTAATCCAATTACTGAAGGCAATAAATTATACATTGAAATTAATGGAGAGAGAATTACATCAACTTATGATTTGAATGAAGTAATTAATAGGAATTTTTACATATCAAATGATAATAGTTTGACAAATAAAATATTTGTTGCACAGACAATTGTTAACGCTTTGAGAAGTTGTCCTCAATTGGATGCGAATTATAATATATATCAGGGTATTCAATCTTCTACATTAATGTCAAATATAATTTATATTGTGGCAAAGGATATTGGTAGCAGAAATAATTTAACATATTCAACCAATGCAAGTTTGATGTTCAACATAAGGAATACAATAGGGAGTTCGACAGGCGAATTAACATCAAACATAAAAACTATGGTCAGTGTTGATATATATGCATTATATGGTAAAACGCAACCAAGAATAGGAGGTGATACAGTCCCTAATGGAGAATATGTAACCACATTAAGGAAACAATTCTATAAGGATGAAATACATTTCGATATTTCGTCTATCTTAAAAACTTTAACAAGATATAATGAAACTGTTGCATATTTATTGTATGTATATGCAACAATTGATAACAGATTACAGACATTGGGGCAGATAGGCTATAACTATGCTGTGAATGGTTATAGCGTGAATCAAGGAGGTACATATATACCTAATTTCACTGATGTTAAACTTGGTCAAAATGTTTCAAGAGGCACTGATAGAACACCTATCAATTCAACGATATTATACACATATGAGCCAAGAATTGTATTCAGTTTGTTTTCTCGAAGTAATATAAATTCATTACAATTGACAGTATCATATAAGGATTCACAATTAAATGAATTGGCGTCAGAGTCAAAAAATATATTTATTACAGAGAATTTATCAAAAGTTGAATTAGGGTTAAATACTGTTAATTTTGGATTGGCTGATTATATTGATATATCAATTCCGAATTTAGGGGTTTTAAGATATAACATTATAAAACCGTTAAATGCTACTATTGAAAATTATAGAATATTCTATAACAATTCATATGGAGGTGTAAGTTTCTTTGACTTCACTGGGGATAGAAAAGAAGATAGAAAATTGACAGTTGATACTTATCAGAAACAATTGTTTGATTATTATAAAAGTTCATTACAAGAATTGGAAAAGGTATATAATAAAGATACCACTATAACAGTGACATTGAAATCGCACTTAATTACAAAAGATGCAACATGGCAATTCTATGATATGGGAAATTCAACTAATGCATGGACTGAAATAAATGGAACAATTTATTCAATAATAATAAATGATGTTAGTGTTGATGAAACAACTACTGATGGTATATATGAAGCTACTATCAAATACACTTATTCTCTTGCAGACGATTTTAATTAATTTTTTTAATCCCTTGTACCCTAAAGCAAGGGATTTTTTGTTTCCAATATGTTTAAATAAAATTAATCAATATGTTACAAAAAAGACATTACATAAGTATTGTTGTAAATGGTAATGAAGTAGAACTTGAAAATCAAGAATCATTGAATTTAAGGATTAATAATATAATATTTAATCCTATTGAAATCAATTCAAAACAAGGAGAATATTCATTTTCTTTCAATCTACCTGTTACAAATAATAATAGTAAAATATTTTCATATTCAAATAATTTATCAAAAGTTAATAAATTCAATAAGAAATATGAATGTGTAGTATATGCTGATGGCACTGAAATATTTAATGGAAAATTGATTGTTAAAAGTATCAGTGATGAATATTTCAAATGTAATATTTATACAGCAAAATTAAATAATATGGATGATATATTAGGTGATTCTGTTTTAACAAATATTAAATGGGAAGTACCTTTTGAAAGTTATGAGACTATAAATGATGTTAATGCTGATTTAACAACTAAATATTTTTTTCCGTTAGCAAGCTATGGTGTATTTCAGAAAGTACCATCATCAACATCCTATGATATTAATTCATATTCTCCTATTCATTTACTGGATAATACAACTATATTTTATTGGGAGACCTTTATACCTTCTCATAATTTATTGGAAGTTGTTAGAAAATGTTTCGAATACAAAGGTTTTGAATGCAGGGGCACAATATTCGAAGATGCTGTCGCCAACTCAATTTATTTATCATCAAATATTAAAAGCGAACAACAACCTTATTATAACTTAGGAAATCCTAATTTTGGAAAAGTTGTTATAGACTATACATGGAGTAATTGGAAAAATATGAACAATGGCACAAATAATAGATTAGGGTATTTGGAAAATGATTTGACACATCAATATGACCCATATAATTCAGAATATAAGAATTTTGAAAAGGTATGCATTTATGACATATGGAGTACTGATAATAATAAATATAATGTTGTAGAAAATAATGGTTTCATGTTCAGGGATACAGATAATTGTATTGTTGTTCCAAGTGACGGATTATATGCAATTGAAATGGATACAACATTTGATATTAATAATGCTGATTCTTCAAAGAGTGTTTTGAAATATTATTGGAATAGGGATATTGATGGTGTTGACCAGCATACAGTTAATATAAATAAATCATGGAATAATTTTCCAATAGAAATACAATTAGTAAGAAATACAAACGATGGAATTGAATTGATACATGGTCCGATTCAAGAGAATGGCATGACAACAAACTATCCACATGAAGCAACCAACTCAACATCATCGAACTCAAACAGAACAATGTTGAATCAAGCAATAGTAACTTTGTACAACAGAGGTTACCAGACAAAAATAAATGAATTAATGGCATATGACCCTTGGGTAAGTGAAAATTTCATATGTGGTTTCAGTTCAATATCATCATGTCCTGCTGTTATGAAAAATGGTTACAGTTGGAATAATACTATTGGGGTTAAAAATAATGTAAGATATTCAATGCCTGGATATTGGGGTGTTAATAATGAAAATGGTGTAACTACTTTCACTAAGACAAGTTTCAATACAAATGCATTATATGGGGGTTCTGATAATTATTGTTCGTCTACAGGAACTTATTCAAAAAAAGGAAAAGTAAGTTTGGTAATTGAGTTAAAGAAAAATGACGTTATTTCATTGAAAGCTGTTACTCGTTTCTATGAATTGGAAAATGGAACAATAAATGATTACAATATCAATGTTTCAGGTAAATTAACATTCAGGGCATTATCACCAAAAGGTATAAGTGAAATGGATTCAGGAAGATTGAATTTCTTAAGTGATTCACAGTTCGGTAATAAATTAAATCTTGCAAATTTCTTAAACCAAGAAACAAAAATGGTTGATTTTGTTAATAATGTTATAAAGGCGTTGAATCTTGAATTTATACAAGAAGGTAATATTATTTATTTGAATAAACAATCTAAAAATATAAATGACGTTAAATATTGTGTAAATATAGATGACAGAGTTAATTCAAAAGAAGCCACAAGTGAACCTATTGATTACCCATCATCTATACAAGTAAAATATTCAATTGATACTGAGGAAGAAGGATTTTATCAGTCAGTAAATGAAAAACACATAAATGATGATGATTGGGCTGATTGGGGTGAATATGGTTCTGAAAAAATAAAATTAGTTGATAGTGATGAAGCCAAAAATGAAGAGGTTACATTAAATAACAGTTATTGCTGGTATGATGATTTCACATTAGTTAATTATGATTCAAATGGAAATGAAATAGACAGGGTTATATTGAATTTGCCAGTTCAGTCAAAAGCTGAAAATATGGTTGAAGGTGCTAATTATGAGGAGATGGCTAAACATGATGGAAGGTCATTGAAGCAAAGATGGTGGTTCAGGGTATTGCCAACACAATATAAAGTAAATATGATGGATAAATATCCAATAAATTTGACAATACCACAAAATACAAACGGCTATTTTACATTGAATTATTATAAAGCTGACAATACATTATTGACAAATTATTTTAATATATTACCAATGGCTGACAGTAACTTTGTTGAAGTTGAATGCTACCTGTCTCCTATTGAATACAAATCCCTTAAAAACGGGGCTAATGTAATATTTGACAGCGATGTATATCTCATAAGCGAAATAAGCGGTTATGACCCTACAGGTAACAACAAAACGAAATTAAAGCTTATTAAAAAGACTTAATAAATATGTTTATTTAAAATTTGATACAAGATGGCAAATGAAAAAAGAATTTTTACAATTCAGATAAATGGTATAACAGAGAGCACTGCTGCGCTCTCTGACCTTATCAAGCAATTGGATGAGTTGGAAAAGAAAATAAAGGCACTTGAAAAAAGTAATATTAAAATAAATTCATCTGTAACAGGTGGCAGTAAAGGAAGCAAGGCACAGCTTTCAGAGGAGGAGAAACTTCAAAAGCAAATCAACAAGGAGATTGAGAAACGTGCTGCAATGCAGACTAAGGAGTATCAGGAATTGCTGAAACAAAAGAAAGAAACCAAAGAATTAGCTGACCTTCAGAAATTAATCTCAAAAGGTGATGTTGTGAACGAAGATGGATTAATTAAATTTAACCAAACAATTGGCGGGGTTAAGGCTGAATTGAGAGCTTTGAATCAATACATAGACACATTAAAAAATCCAGGCGAAGATTGGGACGGTTCGTTTGAAGGGTTGGAAGAAGAGCTTGCTGCTGCCACTGAAAGAGCTGGTAAGTTACAGGAAAGACTGAAAGCGTTGGAAGCTTTAAAAGGTGTTTATGGTCGCAATGTTGGTAACTATCCAGGAAAAGATGATACATTTCCAGGAGGTAGTGAAGTTGTGAAATATGATACACCTAAATTAAAGGAATATATTTCAACATTAAAAGAAAAGATAAAAACTGAAGGCAGTGATTTAAATTTACTTAAATCGTTACAGATAGCAATGGATGCTTTGTTGAAAAGAACAAAGACAAATACATCCGAGTTTAAAGAATACCAAGTAGAACTTTCACAGGTCAATGATGAAATTAATAAATTATCAGGTAAAAATATTCAAGGTTTAAGAGTCGAAGATGTCATTGACCCTAAGATTAATATTGAGTTAAAAGAATTAAAACAAAATTTACAGTTTGATGATGTAAATCAAGCAATCGGAGTTCTAGAAGACAAGCTTTATGCAATGTCAAAAGCAGGGGAACAGACATCTGAAGCTTTCAAAGAAATACAACAAACTATTATTGACTTAAGACGAAATGTCGTTGATACTGATGCAGTAATTGATGCAATGGTATCAAGGACTAGAGGACTTGACTTAACAGTTCAGTCGTTCCAAGCTCTTACAGCTGCCATGCAGGTTGGTGCTGGTGTTGCTGGTTTATTCGGGAAAAATGAGGAAGAACTACAAAAGACAATTGCAAAGGTGACGTCTTTAATGTCCATCGCTCAGGGTGTTCAGGAATTATATAACCAAGTCACTAAAAAAGGTACTGCATTAAATAAACTATGGCAACTGTCTCTAGCAGGCGCTCAGAAAGTAATAAACTTATTCAGTAAAACACAGAGAGTAGCCACTGCTGCAACGACTACAAACACAACAGCTGTAAGCTCAAATGCTGCTGCAACAGGTGCATTGGCTACTGCAACAGGAACCGCTACTGCTGCAACAGGTGCATTGTCAGTTGCAATGAATGTATTGAAAGTTGCCATAGCCTCAACAGGTATCGGTTTATTGGTTGTCGCATTAGGCTCGTTGGTTAGCTGGATGATGAGCGCATCTGATGAGACGGAAAGATTTGAGAAATCCATGAGAAATATGGAAGGTCAAATAACTGCAACGTCCAATAAATTGAAAAATTCATTTTCCGACGTTGATATGGCTGTAGCTTTGGGTAATGAAAGTGAATTAAATGGACTGTTAAAAAAATTAAAAGAAGTTGAAAAACAATATCAATCAATTGGCAAAATAATTAACGATATTAGTATTAAACAATATCAAAATAGTGGTACTAATAAATATGGTGAAGAGTCTGTAAAATATGGAGTTGAACTAAAAGAAGTTTCTAAAAGGTATGATGAGGTATTGGAAAAACAAAAAATAGTTATAAACAATACTAAAGAATATGAAAAAGAATTAGCCGACATACAAGCTTCATATGTTAAATTATTGACAGGTTCGTTGGTTAATACTTCAAGAATAGAAGACCAACAAAGCGCAATGCAAGAATTAGCTTACATATTTAAACAATTGAATGAAACTGCTATTGGAAAGACTGTTAGCGATAACCTTGAAAATATATTACCTAAGAAAGAAGATGCCGAACGTTTGAAAAAATATTTAACAATTGTAAACGAATTCGGTGAAGAATACATAAATATTGAAGATGACATTAGAAAAAAAGTAGGTGAAATAAGAAAAAAAACTGAAGATGATGGGATTGAAGCTATTAATAGTGAACATGAAAGACGGTTGGCAGAAATCAAGAAAAACCGTGAGGCTGAATTAAAAGAAGTATCACATATTAGAAAGAACATCGAGAATATAGCTGGTCTTGGAACGTCTGATATTGATTTGAAAGAAGCTGAGGCTGCCATCAATAAAAAATATGATAGACAAGAACTTGAAACAAGAAAATCTTTTGCAAAGGAAATTGCCAATGTTGAAAAATCCATACAAGCTAACAAGATTGCTGTCATGAAAGATAGCCTTGACAAGACAATTGAACAATTGGAATTGAATAGGAAATCTGAGATAGAAGCTGCAAAGGAAACGGGTATTAAAGTAGGCGAGCAGACTAAAGCCATCAACGAAAAATATGATGCCGAGATACTTAAAGCAAAGGAAAATTTCTATAATAAACAGAAAGAAGCAGCCTTACAGTTTGCAAGTGATTACAGGAAAATTGCAAGTGAAATTTCAAATCTTGAATATGATATTGCCCGTGACAGAGTGAGTCAAAGAGAAGACAGTGAGATAAGTGGTTTATCTTTCGATACTGATGCACAGCTTCAAGCTGCTGTTGATACTCAAAAGAAATTCTATACCGAATTGACAAAAATTCAGAATGAATATATTGACAGACAAAAGGATATTGAAATTGAATCAACACAATATAACCTTGACGATAATTTGAAAGAAGAAAAACTAAGATATGATGAGAGATTAAAATTCATTGAAAATAGTAAGAAAGAAGGTTTATTGACTGAAGAACAATACAATAAACAAATAGAAGATGAAACGGAACAACATCAGGAAAGAATGGCAGCCATTACAAGGCAAGGGCAAGACACATTAGATAACATTGAAATAAAAGCAGCACAAGACAAGCAAAAAATAATTGCAGATTCCAATGCTAATGTTATAAGAAGCTACAATGATTATTTTAATGAGATTGAAAGGCTTCAAAGTAATTCCACTTCAACCAATGAATTGACTGGTATCATTGATTACAAATCAACCAAACAGAACTTGGAGAAAGTCAAGAATGAATATAGTAATTTATTGAAACAAATAAATTTGGAATATGACAGATTACAGAAACAATTTGACAACAAGGAAATTTCATTCAATGATTTCCAAGAAGCCAAGAAAGAATTGAAAGATTTGGAACAAGCAACCAATGATGCTGCAAAAGATGTATCACAAAGTATGGATGAATTGATTTCAGATACAATACAAAGTTATACACAAATGCTTGGTCAAGGTTTGCAACTTATAGCTGAGATATGGCAGACAATATCAGATATGCGTGTTGCTGCTATTGAGGCTCAAATCAGTGATTTGGAAGATGAATACTCAGAACTTGAAAAGGCTTATCAGAAGCAGGAAGAATTGGCACAAAGACACACTGACAAAGTAAGTGATATTGAAAACGAATTGAGAACTGCAAGAGGCGACAGGCGGGCTTATCTTGTTGAACAATTAAACTCTGAAAGAAGAGCACAGATTGAAGCCCTTCAAGAAGAGGAAAATATTGAAAGAAAAAAACAACAGAATGAAAAGAAACAAGAAGCCTTGGATAAAAAACGACAAAGAGAACAAAAGAAAGCTGCAAAAGCACAAGCTATCATATCAGGTGCTTTAACTATTGCAAATGCTTTTGCTACCGCACCATTTATACCAGTAGGTATTGCAATGGGTGCTTTGGCGACAGGACTTGTTGCAGTTCAAATTGCTAAAATCAATTCAACACAATATGCCAATGGTGGTTTATTGAATGGTAAACCTCATTCACAAGGAGGTATTCCAATTGGTAACACTGGAATTGAAGTTGAAGGTAATGAATATGTTGTAAATAAAAAATCAACACAGGCTAACCTTCCTCTTATAGATTATATCAATTCAAATAGAAGAAAGTTGACAAGAGATGATTTAATAAATTTCTTTGATAATGGTAAACAAGGATTGATAAATAAGAGTGTCAAGAACAGATATGCTGAAGGAGGTGTATTACCTGAAGTTGGAGAGATTGACGTTAAGTCACTTATCAACTATGAACCTGAAGAAGATAATCGTCCAATTCAAGTACAGGTGGTTGATATTATCAATGCAAGTGAAAATATCAGACAAGTTCAAACTATGGCAGGTTTATAATTTAAAGGGGGTAGAAATACTCCCTTTTTTATTTATATCTAAAAATATAACCATTACATTGTTTTATTAAACCTCTACAAACTTTTATTATATTACTTTTGTCTGCATTTAGTTGTCTTTCACATTCCCTAATGGAAGGATATGTTGCTATATAATCCATATCCAAATCATATACATCAATTGGTTTACTAACCAATTTATTTCTATTTCCATAGTTAGTATTATATTTAGCAGTACACCATTCCAAATTATTTACATGGTTGTTAGTTTTATTTTCGTCTTTATGGTTAACTTGCGGTAAATTATTTGGATTAGGAATAAATGCTTCAGCAACTAAACGATGAACTTTACACATTTTTATTGTATTATTTTTACATAATAGACATGTTTTATAACCATCTTTATCATTAATAAGTTTTAATAATTTTTCTCTTCCAGTTCTATTATAATTAAGACTTTTTACATTACCAAAATTACTCACTTCATAATTAGGATAACCTTCTATTGGTTTCCAAATTTCAATTTCTTTTTCCATATATTAATTATATATTAAACTTATAATAATACAAATATATGAAAACTATTTGATACTACAAAATGACTTATATTAAAATATGTTTATTAAAAAAAAAATTAAATGGAAGTTACAATATCTTATTTAATTGTAGCCATTAGTTCAGTTATTTCTTACTTACTGGCTCACAAACATATTTTTCCATTAATATTGAATTGGTGGAAAGAACACAAGGACAATAAACTTAAATACAAGTCAGACCTTCAGGCGGTTGAGGAGGTAGGAAACAACATATATGCATCTCAAATCAAATTCTTGAACGAACAGATTGATTCGCTACAGGACATTATTAACACAAAAAGCAACGAATTGAAACAATTATATGATGAATTGTCAAAGATGAGAATAAGGGTAAAGAACATGGAATTGGAATTGATTTCAACAAAGGAAGATGCAACCTTATATTTAAAGAACTGTTGTTCCAAGAAAGATTGTCCAATGCGAATACCTTGTGTGGATGCTGACGAATTAATTGAAAATTATATGAATTAATATGAATGAAAAATCAAGACGTTTAAGAAAATTTACAATTGCATTATTCATATCATTACTGTTCAATATTGGAATGGCAATACATATAGGACATCACCATTCCAACCCAGATGTACTTGTAAAAACAGAAGTAAAGTTTGATACTATTGTCCGTTTTAAATACAATACAGACACGATTTATGTTAAAGATACTTTATTCAGAAATAAGATTGTTACCGTCAATGATACTGTATATGTTGAAAGACGTTACAATGATTTCATTTTTAATGACCCTTATTATACTTTGTTTGTCAATGCAATTGATGTAAAGAAATATAAATTGGATATACACAAGACAGACACAATATCTATTGCAAAGGAAGTGAATATCCCAATTTATATCAAGCCTAAGAAACCTATATTCTATTATGGTATTGGTGTTGGGTTAGGGTATGGACTGTTCACGAAGAAACCAGATTTATACATTGGTATAAATGCAGGTTTCAGATTCTAAAATATACACTGTTTATTGTTTGACACTGGGCAACGCTACCAAAGTAATAATGGACTGTGCAGGGGAATGGGGTGTTAACATTCCCCCTTTTTAATTTTAATATGTTTATCTAAAAATATATTGATATATGGATGAATTGTTTTTAAAGTTTATACCAATTATATTGAACAATGAATGTGGTAAAGGAAATGGATATGTGAATGACAAGGATGACAATGGAGGTGAAACCATATATGGTGTTGTAAGAAAATTCTACCCTAAACTTGAAATTTGGAAATCTCTTGACAATATTAAAGGTGCCAGAGAAAAGAAATCTTACCAGCCTACAGAATCAGAAATGAACGAGATATTCAAGATATATTACACTAATTATTATAAACCTTGTCTGATAAATTTATTCAACGACAAAGAATTGGGGTTACAAGTGTTTGATTTTGCCGTTAATGCGGGTGTTAAACAGGCTATCAAGACATTACAGAAAGTGTTAAGAATAACAATGGACGGCATATGCGGAAGACAGACAATAACAACAGCGAATGTAAAGAGAGGTGTATTGGAAGTATATAAGATGGCTCGTGTTGATTTCTATGTTGAAATTTCAAAGAAAGGAAACAACAAGAAATTCCTTCAAGGTTGGGTAAACAGGGTATCCAATACACATCTGTAAATTTACATTTTAATTAATATGTATATATAAAAGGGTTTAAAAAATGCTACAATTAAAGAAGAAAAAGAAAATCAAATGCTATGACGTTAGCATGGATAGCGATGTGATTGCAATATCATTGGTTGATGACCCTGCAATTGAAACCAACTTTATAGCCCTTTCAAAAGATATTCCTAAAGTCATTTATCTCGAAAAAGAGGATAAACACCTGATAATAGGTGCAGTACTTATTCCTGACAAGCCTATATATCGAAACCAAGACGGTGAGGAATTTTATATTCAATTTTCTAAACAAACAATAGAGAAGTTGGCTCATGACTATCTGATATTTGACAGAAACAGTTCTGTTACCGAACAACATGAAAATATTGTTGACGGTGTATATCTGGTAGAAACTTGGATTAAGACTTCTGAAATGGACAAATCCAATGAATATATGGATGTTCCTGTGGGCACTTGGATTGCAGCCATGAAGGTTGAAAATGAAGATATATGGAACAAGGTAAAGAATGGTGAGTTAAAAGGATTTTCAATCGAATCATTTGTTAATTTGAATGAAATAATGTTAAATAAAATAGAAAATAAAGATATGGTTAAAGATGTTAATATGGAAGCTATTCAGGTTGACGATAACTTTTGGGACAAGTTAAGGGAAATAATTTCAAAGGCTATGGGCAAACCACAGGAATCCAATGAAGTTGAAAAGACTGTCGGTGAGATTGTGGACGAAATGGAAGTTGAAGGAGGTTCTGAAGACGAGAAACCAAAGGTAGTTGAACAAGCTGACCAAGCTGAAGATGTCGCACCATCAATTGACGAAGAGGTTAAGGAGATTGTGGAAGACATCAACGAAAAAGTTGATACAGAAGAGGAAGCAAAAGAAGATTTACAAGCAGTCATTGACGGGCTTCGTGAAGAGATAGCCAAGAAAGACGCTGAAATCGAACAATTGAAAAAAACAAATGCTAAATTATCCAAACAGCCAAGTGTTAAACCTGTTAAAGCTGAATTAGGCAAACAAGGCACTAACATGGAACAAGCATTGTCTTGGGCTAGAGGAGATTTTAAATTAGCAAGCAAATAAAGAATAAAATAGTAAAAAATATAAATAAAATGGCAGATTTTGTTAATGTAGAAAATTTAACCTACTGTGGAAAATATGCACAGGAGATTATGGTTAAGGAATTATATGAATCTAATTTAAGAGGTTATGGTTTCACTTACATGCCAGGTGTTAAATTTAAACAACAACTTGTTACAGGAAATGTAGGTAATTTATTCCAAGCCTATACATGTCCTTTCTCTCCGAATGGTGATGTAACATTAAGTGAATCATGGATTACACCTGTTGTAATGAAAGTAAATCTTGAAAACTGTTATGACGAATTTTGGACAATCTATATGGGTGAACAAACTGAAATTTCTTTAAACGGTGGTATCCCTCAGATGTTCTTCGAGTGGTTCTTCCAATCAAGATTGTTAGTTGAATTAAGAAGAGAATATGAAGACTTATTCTTCAACGGTGATAAAGCATATACTGGAAACAAAGAATATTTGAAATTAGCTGACGGTCTTATCAAACAGATGAACGCAGATGTTAAAACAAAACACATCAAGGGAACTGCATTCACAGTTGACAATATCTTGGCACAAGTTGAAGCATTGTCTATGAGTGTACCTGAAGATGTTGTATTGGATGATTTCAAGATTTTCATGAATATCAACGATGTCAGAGTATTGAAAGCTGCTTTAGGTAAGAACTCTCCTTTGAGTGTTGACATTTGGAGCAACTTCACTCGTGAAGGTGATAAAGTGTATGTAAACGGTATTGAAATCGTTTCAACTTTACAGTCAAGAAATTCAATGATAATGGGTCCTGCTAAAAACATTGTATTAGGTTATGATGTTGCTGATTCAGAAGTTCAATACAAATTAATTGACATGAGAGAAACAACTTTGGACAACACATTCCGTGTAGGTGTTATCACTAACATTGCAATCGGTTATGCATATCCTGAATTGTTTACAATCTCTACTCCTAAGTTGGAAAACAACTAATTAAAAGGGTTTAAATAAAATATAATATTTGGAGAGTTGGAATATATTCTCCAAATATTTAAAATCAAATAATAAAAATAAAATATATATAAAATATTATGGCAGTTTGTATATTAAATCAAGATATTTTACAAAGCACAGCTTGCGGTTATTCATTAAAACAGATTACTGACTTGTACTTAGCTAACTACAGCGATGTAACAGCTACTACTATCGGTAAACCTACTGGTGAAAGTACAACTGGTGTACAAGTATTAACTATAACATTGAAGGGTGATGCTAAGTTCTATCATATCGAACCTGCTAAGGATTCGGCAACCTATGACGATGCATTGCAAGTAGGTGACGGTGGTTCTAAATATAGAACTTCAACTGTAACTTTCAATATCAGCGGTGCTTATACTCCTGATATGGTGAATGTGATTGATGCCCTTTCATTAGGACGCTATATCATCGTTGCTAAGTTGTCTGACGGTACATATGTAATGTTCGGTCGTTTGACTCCTATGGAGGCAAATGCTACTTCATTGCAGTCTGCTGCTGAGGCTACAGGTTTCAACGGTATCACAGTAACATTTACCAACAACAACACTGAAGCTCCACTTCCATTGAGTGAAGCAGCTATCAATACTGTGTTGGGTCAAGTTGCGGCTGGATGAAGGACAGAAACAACCAATGTTGTAAAAAAGACGAGAAGTAAAAAAACAAGATAGTTTTTAAGGGAATGTGGAAAGGCTGCATTCCCTTTTTTGTTTCCAATATGTTTAATTTAAATAAAAAGAATATGGTACAAGACTATAAATTACAATGTAATTATCAAATAGGGACTTTAAAAGATAAAATATTTTTACTTCCATGTGATGATACTGTTTCAATAAACTATAAGATTGATAACAATAAAATAAATGTTACAAGTATCAATTATCGAAATGCTTATAGTGTTGAAGGCGAGAATGTTGTATTGAACGAAACTGAAAGTTATGATAACCGTTTCAAATTTGCAACAACAGTCACAATCAACATAAAGGAAGAACTTTATAAAGATAATCTTGAAGCCTTCAATCAATTAAGAAACAAGAGATGGTATGTCATTGTTGAAAATTATGAAAACAATCAATTCATAGCTACAGTTGATTTTCCGATGATGTTTGAATACAATTATTCATTCTCAACTTCAAGCAATGAATCGCATATAAATACACTCACATTTACAGGTCTTTCAAATATCCCTGTTATGATGTTGGATAAACCATTGACAAATATCAACATATTTGGTCTAATTTCAAAATCATGTTTCTATAATATTGGGAATATAAAAAATCTTAAAATATGTAATTTCAAAAATACATTATTGAAAAAAAAACCAAATGGTTATGAATTTGATAATATAATTACAAATGGCAGTGAAACATACCATGATGTTGAGTTTATTAAGAATACATTTTCATTCACTGAACAATACAAGAACAATAGGTTCACTTCAACACTTACATTTTCAATACCATTAAACCAATATAAATATATTTTCCATTATAATTTGATTGAATTCAAAAAAAATAGATATACAATTACTTTCAGAACAGATAATGGTAATGTATTTGCTGCTGGTTTTGAATATGGTTTTTTTCCAAGCTATACAATCCAAACAAGTGAAGAAGTAAATACATTAAATACTGTTACTATTACATTGAAACATGAAGGTGATATGCCATTATATATGTCAAGGAAAAATGATGAATATATATATCAGATTGATAAAAGAATATCGTTTGTCCCTATAAAAAATATTACCAAACCTGATGGTTTTATAACAGATACAGAGATATGTATCAATGAAACACAGGCAATAAGAACTTTGTTAATGGAACAGACTGTTACTGGCGAAAAGACTGACAAATACTGGTGTCTTGAAGGATATGAGAATATATATTCATATTTGAACATTGTAGGAACTTATAATGAGAATAGTGATTTTGGAGTTCAATTTATTATTAATTCAAATAAATGTGCAAAAGATGGTGAGAGTGAATGTAACTTTGAATTGAATCCACCATCTTCAATTACATTATATATGCAAAATCAACAATTTCAATTCATGCTGAAAGGGGAATGTGAATGGACTGTTAATAAATTCCCGACATTTGTGATGATAAATCCAATACAAGGTTTGGCTAATGACAATGTTACAGTAACAGTTACAGCAAGAGTGAACCCTTCAGAAAACGGTGAACAAGGAGTTATTGAATTTGTTTCAGGAAACAAGAAATATGAAACACAAGTAAATTTAGTACCACTTGGTGATTGGATTTCTCCTGATGTATTCAACATTACAGCACAGAAACAGGTAGTAACATGTTTTACAACACTTGCTTCATCAAACATTGAATTGATAAATACTGATGGTTGTGTTGTACAGTTTCAAGGAAATTCAATAAATATAACAGTCCCAGAAAATCCTAATGAACAGATTAGAACTAAGACAATAACGCTTAAAAACAAATTAACAGGAACACAAAAACAGATTATTATCAATCAAGATAAACTATACACTGAATGGAGATGGTTATCAAACGATGATATTATATGTAATGGAATAATATCTTACCAAAAATTAACTAAATTCAAAGGTTATACTTCAAATAGTATAAATATACAAACTTCAGAAAATAAACAAGGTGATAAATTATTGGATAATGACAGCAGATGTTATGTTGAAAAGACTGAATGGAGAGCTACAACTGAAACCATGTGTGACGGAAGTAACTTATATTATGTCGAAAAGGAATGGAAATCAATTGATGGAGGACTTACATTCACAACTACTGGCAAGACAAGAAAAGGAACATTAGTGGAAACCAATTCTCCTACTTGTGATAATAAATATTCATGGGTTGACAACAATGAAACAATATGTGTGAATGGTAATCTATATCAGAAATTGGAAAAATATTTCAACAATGGAACAACATTAGTACCAACAGGTGATGTAAAGACAGGAAAACTATTGGAAGTTCAATCTCCATCTTGTTTGAATCCTGAATTAGATGTCATAAAATATACATTCTGGTATCATAACATATCAACTACACAATTATTGTCAAACCTTAAAATACAATCAACAACTGACTTTACAATAAATTGGGGTGATGGTACTTCAAGCAATTATCTTGCAAGTGATTATGAAAATCTTAACGTTTGTTCACATGTGTGGTCTAAAGCAACCCCTGCAAGCGGAAGTAATTGGCATGAATACACAGTACAGATAAGCGGTGGTATTATAAATTTATATTTGGATAAACCAGATACAACAAAGACAACTGACTTCTATTATGTGGCTATTGATGTTGAAAAAGGAACTGAATTGAGATATATTTACATGAATACTACAAGATTGAAAGACAATACAATAAACCTTTCAACTTGTGAGAAACTTATTTCATTTCAGATGATTAACAACTATGATACAAAAGGTTTGACATCATTTATGTATCCCACATATTCAATGCTTGAATATATCAAGATAGGTAATGAAAATTACAATATAAGAAGTTATATCAATACAGGTCAATTACAATCAATTGTGGATAACCTTCCATCATATTCAAATAATAAACATGGCATTATAGATTTATGCTATAATCCTGATGATAGAGGAGATGAATATGGGTGTGGCATAGATGAAACACCAATAAATAATAAACAATGGCATAAATCCAATGTGTGTTGCAGGGTTGATGGAAGCAAGAATTACAGATTAATTGAAACAGGTGATTTTATTTGTGATACAGAAAATCATATCAAATATTCAGAAATGAAACTACAATATTGCACTTATAATGCAAGTACAGGATATTGGTCAACATGGCAGGATGTCACACCGATAGAAACTTATTATGGAGATATAATAGAATTTGATAGCGCTGATTGTGGTGGAGGTGGCGGTGGAAGCCAGGAAAATATCAAATGGGAATTAAGAATGGATTTATATGAATGTGATGGTTTCAATTCTTATTATCAGGAACAGAAATTCATTTCAACTGATGGTGTTAACTATAATCCATCAGTGCCAGAAGAGTTTAGACGTGGTAAATTGAAACTAAAAAATGACCCTTTATGTGGCTATGTAGCACCTATACTTCCATTATACAGATATGATACAGTATTAGGGGACTATATCTGTGGAAATGAATTTGATACACCTGAGATACCTTCACAGGAAGGTAGTTTCAAAATGACATTGTTCAAACCTACAACAATAACAATACCTTTTGAAGGTAATGCAATGACAGTTGATTGGGGAGACGGTACTGTTAATTCAGGCACTAATACCCACACATATGTGTCAGAACAGATATATACTATACAAGTGGAAGGTGTAATAACTCATATGGGTAGCATAGGTGAAATTTCAAATAGACTTAATTTTCAGAATTCACTTATAAGAATCGATTCATGGGGGTCTCCTGACATAATTAAAATTGTTCCTTCAAATCAATCAATATCAGGAGCTTTTTCTGTGTGTAAAGAGTTGAAAATATGTGCTGATGATACATATGGGGTACTTAACGGTATAAAATACTTTTATGGTTTATTTTCAGGATGCAATACATTATATGGCAATAGTTTAAGAATATTGGGTCATGAGATATATGATATTGAAGGTGTAAGCGCAGATAGTATGTATTGTGGATGTATAGAACTTTCAAATTATAGGTATTTGGTTAACAACCATAACAACGTTATTAGATGTTAATATTAAATGGGAGTGGTGACGCTCCCATTTTTCTCAATAATATGTTTATTAAAATTAAAAAATAATATAAATGGCAGAATATACTAAATATCAGAAAAAACAATTGTATTTTTCTACTGATAATGGTGTTACTTGGAAACCATATAGTCCGCCTATTTATAGGCAAGGTGAAATTATTGAAACAAATTCTATTGATTGTGGTTATTTTGAACCACAATATAGATGGCATGGTAATGATGTAAATGATTATGTGTGTTCAAATTTCAACAAATATTATATAGAATATTATCAGGTATCTAATGACGGTGGTAAGACATGGGCTAATGTTGAACCATTACAGACAAGAACAGGAAACCTTATAGAGGCTAATTCATATGACTGTGATTATGGAGTTTCTTGGGGTATTGTAGAAGGAGAATATATATGTGAATTATCAAGTATTGTTTACAGATGGCAAGCTGATGGGGAAATGTGTGATGGCTCAGCTTCTTATGTAAGAGAAATATATCAAATAAGTTATGATGATGGTAAAACATGGAAAAATGCTGAACCATATCAAGAGAGAACTGGCGCTTTAATAATGAATCCGTCGCCAAATTGTAGTTCATTTGAATTTGATTGGTTCTTCCAAGGTAATTATAATAATATTGATTGTGAAATGTATATGGAATTAACTTACTCTTATAAAAACGATAATAACTTGTGGATACCTGTAGAACCTCTCACAACAAAAATTAATAATGTATCTAAAGTAATTGATAAAAAAATACAATCTACTGATTCAACATATGAAGAAATTGAATATGATATTACAGTACTTAAACAGTGTGTAACTAAAACTGATATTAAGCCAATAATATTTTATTTCAATGATGATAATTTGAATATTAAATTGTTAAATTATAATGGTACTATATATAACCAATATAATTTTGACATAACTGATATTAAAGGAAATATTTATGCTAATTTAGCATATATTGATAGTGTGTATTTTGATGGAAATAATATTTATACTTTTTCACATTTTTTTAAAGTGGAAGGCTCAGTTGAATCAACATTAAATGTTGTTGTTTATAATATTAGTAATTTTAAATATACATTATACCCAATAACATATGAAATTGCAAAAGCTAAATGTTATTATGTTGATGATAAATATATATATTTCCTTAATAGCGTGTATGATTATAAAAATAAAAAAGAAGTACACAATTTATCAACTGAAGGGTTTAGTGAATATTATATAAACGATAAATTAGAATTCTTGTATTATATACCAATAAACCCTGAAACACATGGTATAACTACCTATGAACAAGTTAAAATTTTTAATACTAATTTAGGCGTTAATTTAATATATGACGCTTCCAAATTTTGTTCTGAATATTTTTTAAATAAAGGTGGGCGTTTGTCTCGTTATGGTATTATGACTTTTGGTTATGATGATGAAAAAGATGGTGAATATATAATATATTTAAATAACAATAGATTTATATTTGATACTGAATTTATAATTGCGGATTTTATTATAATAGATGGTAATACTTGTTACACATATAGAGATAGGAAATCAACATTAGGAATAACAAAATATAAAATAGTTTAAAAATGACAAGATACAATAGATATTATAAATTACAAAAATTATACTTAGGTGAACCAGTAGACCCACCTGAGTATAAAATTGGACCGTTGTATGATGAGAATTTAGATTATCCAAGCAAAGAAGATTGTGAAAACGGTGGAAGTGGAGAAATTGTTATTGAATACAGATGGATTGTTGATGGTACTATGTGTATTCAATATAATAAACATAAAAGAGAAATTGAACAAGAATCCAAAAACGGTGAAGAATGGACAAATACTGGAAGTGAAAGAGCTGGTAGTCTAATACAGTCCAAATCACCTGAATGTGACTATATTTCAAATGACATAATCATAAATAAAGAAATTTATGTAATTAATCCAACTCCTGTCTCTGAAGCGGTATTTGCTCCAAATTTGCCAATATCTCCTACTTTAGATGTCAAATATAATATTAGACCAGTATATGATTTAAAGAATAAAACATATTATAATGCTGTATATGCCATTATAGAAAGTAAATATTATTATAACATATTAAATGACAATGGTTCTACTGTTTGGAAAAATTGGTTATATGTTGATATAGTAGATACTAACCCAGTTTTTATATATGATAATTATTTCTTTAGTAATATTTATAGATATGATATAACCAATGGAGAAAGAATCAGATTAAACTTACCAGAAGCTAATGTTTTTTCTTTTATCTATTTTGATAAATACTTGATAACTGATGAGAACAAAGTTATTGATATTTTACTTAATGCTTCAGTTTCAACGCAATATGCATATCAAAATAAAAACAATAATTATTCAGTTTACAGTTCAAACAATAGTGTTACTAGTGATATGACTGAATACATGATTGACAATAGTGGACAAAATGCTTATTATATAAGAATTGAGAATAGGGAACCAGGGTTCAACATTTTAAAAGGTGGTGATTCCAATTATTTATATACAAATTATGCAACAAATTTCACAACCAAAGCCGTTGGATTTATTGATATAAATAATAAAGAATTATATGACGCATTTTTCACATATGAAAAACAGTCTGATTACTTGAATGAACAAATTGGTTGTATGAAAGAGAATAGAATATTCTACACATTAAAATATAATGATGTTGAAAATATATATACATTAAGAAAATTTAATATATAAATTATTAAATATGTTTAAATTAAAATAAATTAACTATGATTACAATAACAAAACAAGGCAATAGTGTCGTTATAGTGGATGGGGAAGTTACCAAACAATTTCCCCTCAACACTATTTTCGCACATGTAAATGAAATTTCCCAAAGTCTTGATATTAAACTAAGGGCTTCAAGACGGACTATCATGTCTCTTGATTACAGGGATGTCACAGAACCAGTATCAACCAGTGCTGAAGATTTATTGACAAAAGTGACACCTTTATTCTATGCTTAAATAATGTTGGTAAGTAGTGCTTACTGACTTAAATAAATTAATATTAAAAATGATTAAAATTTCAAAGAGTGGAAACTCTATTTTAGTTGAAGGTTTGGATAATGTATTTTATCCTGACAATGGGAAATTGACATTTCCAAGCAATTCATTAATTCTTACAATTGATGAATCAAACATGGCTACATTCAGAAGTGCAGCAAACAATGATGTAATGTTCTCAGGTTTGATTGAAGACATGACAATAAGTGATGAGGCAGTAACAAAAGCTGACATTATTTCCAAATTCGGTGTCGTTGCATATTCAACAAGCGGTGGCGGAGGCGGAACAGGAGCTGTAAGTTCTGTGAATGGTCAGACAGGAGATGTAGTAATTACTGCTGCTTCAATTGACGCTGCTACTAATTCTGAGGTTACTTCCATTTCAAACAGGGTAGATGCTAATCAAAAAAATATTGCCAATAATTCAGGTTTAATATCAGCACTTGAAATTGGAATGATGAAAAAACAAAACAAGCTTACCGCTGGAGAAAATATTACACTAAGTGAACCAGACCCCAATACAGGAAATGTGACAATTTCAGCCACAGGTGGTTCAGGTGGTAGTGGTGTAACATCTGTTAATGGGCAGACAGGTGAAATTACATTGGAAATTCCAACAGCCCAAGACGGAGATAAAGGAAGTAATAATAATTATATATGGTCAAACAGCAACCAATCACACCGAAGTGTGATAACAAATATATTTTTTAGTCAAGTTGATGGTCAATTAAAACTACAAAATAAAAAATGGGGCGACTTATTAACAACTTATGGAACAAATGTTCCATCCGCTACAGCAGAAAATGCAGGTGTCATGTCCCCAGCGGACAAAACGAAACTTGACGCTATCCCTTCAATGTCAGTACTTACACAATCCGAATATGATGCTCTGGCAACTAAGGATGTAAACACCCTATATTTTATTAAAGAGGGTTAAAATAATAATTATAAATTAAAATTGACTTTTATGATAAAATTAGGAGATACAAACATAACAGCTGTTAAACTTGGGGATGCCAATATCTCCAAAGTTTATCAGGGTGAGACGTTGATTATGGGAGGAAGTACACCACCGCAACCATCTGTAAAATTGCCTGAAGGAAGTGAATTTAACTTCAATGCGAAACGTTTTAACACTGACAGAATAAAAAATGATGTTGAAGGTAAAAATGATTTAATATTTGAAAATGGAACACCTGTACTTATTGGAGATTATTTGACAATTAGTAATTGTAAAGCCACTTGTACCCCATTAATAACTAATATAACATCTACACTTAATGTCATATATTGTGTTACTATGTCAAATAAAGCAAACGCTTTATTTTTCAATTCATATGATGGGTATAAAGGTATTAATATTTATAGTAACTTAAGTGGCATATATGCCGTTTTCGGATATTGTAACAATACAAGAGAACCATAT